GAAGTATCTGAAAAGATTAAAAAGGCTATTGCGAATAAAGTCAAAGACCATAACGAAGAGCATGGTGATAAAAAGGGGAAAAGAGTAACCCAAAGAATGTTAGAGGCTGTTTTTCGCAGGGGTGTCGGTGCATATAACACTAACCCTCAAAGCGTTAGACCAAGCGTCACATCATCAGATCAGTGGGCATTGGCAAGAATAAACGCATTTTTATACGCAGTACGCAACGGAAGATTTCGAAGCGGTCAATTTGATAAGGATTTATTACCAGAAGGTCATCCCCTAAAAAGCAAAAAAAAGTAGCGATTGTCTGAAATCAACTGCGGTATTTGTGGGCAGACTATGAAAGTCATGGATGGCAAATTAAGGTGTGGATATTGTGAAGAGTATTATTGTTTTGATATGGCAAAAAAATGGTTGGACTTTATAGCCAATAAATCTCATGCAAGCAGTTCAAACAAAACAGACAAGAATAAGGATAGCCGCAAGAAAAGAACTCCTTGAGCAGAACAGATTGCGTAATGGCTTTGAAAGGAGGCTCGTAAGACAGCTCCAGAGCGGATTTAAAGCCACAGGAAGGCTTGCCAGACAAGAATATGAGCAATTAGGTAGGCTCGTTGAAACAAGCCGCCAGAGCGAAAGAAAACTGCGTGAGGTATTAGAGTCGCACTACAGGGCAGTTATAGATGCGTTTGGGTCAAGGGTAGTCAGAAACCAGAAGCAGGAATCACAATTTGAAATATTAATAAGACAGTACATAAACACTGTTGGCGGCACACGCATCACCCAGATAAACAACACTACAATGAAAGCCATCAATAAGGTTATTGAAAAAGGCACAGTAGAAGGTTTGGGGGTACAAGCGATAGGTAAAAACATCTTTGACAAGATGGATGGCTCATTCAGCAGATTACGCAGTCAAACCATAGCAAGAACGGAAACACATAGTGCGGCAAGCTATGCAAACGATAGAGTCAACGCATCTCTTGGCATACCAAACCAAATAAAACGGTGGGTATCAGTTGCAGATGCAAGAACTAGGTCTTGGCACGTTGCGCTCAATGGCACAGAGGTGGGAGCAGATGAGCCTTTCACAGTTACAGTAAATGGCATTAGCTATAAAATGGATTACACAGGTGACCCAAAAGGTGGAGCAGTAAACACCATAAACTGTAGATGTGTCACCCTATACCTTAATCCAGAGGATGTAATTACAGATGAACCAGAAACAATAGTAGAACCACCACAGCCGAAAAGGTTTGGAGAGGTGGGCGAAGATGAATTACCATTTCACGAATTGGCAGATTGGAATACAAAATCGCTTCCATACAAAGTAATAAAAAGAATAGACCCTATAAAAATAAAATATGGGGTTGGTAGGGCTTACGCTAGTACAGGTCACCTTGTGGCTATGTCAACAAAAAAAGGTTTTAACCAATTATCTGAGGATGATAAATTTGTGTGGAGGCATGAATTTGGACACATAATTGACCAACAGATTGGTAGAAAAATTCAAAAATCTGGTTATCGTGGAGTCAGGACAAGTTATTTTAGCACAATAGCGGCAAAAGAAATTTTAAACGATAGAAAAAAATACCAAAGAAAAGAAAAAGATAAAAGCAGAGCAAAAACACAAGAAGAAACAGGTTTTGAATATAGCGTATATTATACCACCACCACAGAAACAAATTACAAAGCGTTTATAAAAGCTAATCCTGACGAAGAAATTTACACATTTCGAAGAAAACCAAATAATATCATTGTTGGGTTTGATAAAGACAAAACAAAAGAAAAAATATCTAAAATACTGAAAGGCTCTGGTTTAGATGCAAATGACATAGAAGAATTATATAATGGTTCTTTATATTCGGATATGCAAAACTGGAATGATACTAGACACGCATTTTTTAGAATTATGCTAATAGCGTTAAAAAACAAAGATGCCTCAACTTTCTTTCAAGTGCAAAAATATGTAAGATATGAAGGTGGTTTATATTTAGCTGATTTTATGGAAGCGTTATCTAATGCGTCAGTAGGTTACGGACATGGAAAATCATATCTAAACAAATTCTCGAAAGTAGAAAAGGGTTTGACAAATGGGCATACAACAGAGGCATTTGCGAATTACACCTCATTATTGGGGGGAGAACAAGCAAACGTATATAGAAAATTATTGACGTGGTTTGCACCAGAAACAACTAAAGCATTTGATGAACTATTTGAAGAACTAGATAAAGGAGCGTTAGATAAATTTTATGATATATGATTCCGAAAAATTAAACAAAGCTATTTTAGAATATCAAACACAATTTGAATCGTTTGAGGAATTAGTTGTGTGGCAATTACCAGAAAATGATTTCACAATTACAAAGTTTATTGAGTTAATTAAAACAGCTATAAAACAAAACAAAAAAATTAAAAATGATGAGTTGCTAGAAGCATTGAATTTACAGGAAATAATAGAAATTGATGGAGAAATAGCACCATACTAAAAAAAAGACCCCCAAATTTCGCCATACAGGGGGTCTAAATAGTTTCTATGGGGTATAAGTACCCTTAAATAAACGGATTAAACGTATTCAGCGTTGTAGCTTGCAACACCTAAGTTTGGGTGAGCTTTGTACAAGGCTCTAAATCTTCCCAAGAAATATAATGCACCTTTATATAAGTCATCATCCTCATACTTCCATTCAAGGTCAATGTTGACTCGATTGCCAAGGTCATTAAAAAATAGTTGCAACACATCTTCATCTACAAGAGTAGAAGCTTTTACTCTCCCAGATGCCAACGCATTACAAAAATCAATATATCGAGTGTTTAATGATTCATCGAAAGGCTTACCGCTTTCAACAATCTCAGCAAAGTTTCTCACCTCGCTATAGGTGTAATCTGGCTTGCCCTTAAAGCTAATTCCAAATTTGGTTTGGGTTGGTTTTGTCATGTCTTTCTCCAAAATAATTTGCGTTATACGAATCACTTTATAGATGTTGTTTACATATGTCAACAGGTAAAATGAAAATAGTTGTGTATTGATAAAAAAAATATTATGGTGTACTAAATATAGAGGTTATAAAATGCCAATACCTAAACCTAGTGGCGGTGAATCTGAATCAGATTTTATGTCACGTTGCATGGACAACTCAACCATGTTGGCTGAGTACCCAGATAGTAACCAGAGGGTTGCCGTATGTCTTAGCAGTTACAATGATAAGAAGGAGATACAGGTGACCGAAGAGTATGAAGACCTTACATTAGATGTAAAATTTGATATAAAATCTATTTATGATGATGATGACGATGATGAGAAAAAGGGGTTCTTTTCTGGATATGGGTCTATTTTTGGCAACAAAGATTTAGGCAATGATGTCATGGTGGAAGGTGCGTTTTCAAAATCGTTGGCTTCTAAAGGTGCAAAAGGGGTTAAGATGCTTTATCAGCACAAGGCAGACGAACCTATAGGTGTGTTTGAAGAGATTACTGAAGATAGAAAAGGGTTGAAGGTTAAAGGCAGATTAGCGATGGGTACACAGCGAGGCAGAGAAGTGTACGAGCTAATGAAGATGGGTGCAATAGATGGTTTGTCTATTGGCTATAGGGTAAATGCAAAAGGGCAAACATATGATGATAGACGCAAAAGACGCTATCTAAAAGAAGTAGAATTAATGGAGATTTCAGCAGTTACGTTTCCAATGAACCAAAGTGCAAGGATTTCAGCAGTGAAGGGTAACAGCAGAACGATTCGTGAGTGGGAGACACATTTTCGGGATGAGGGTGGTCTTTCAAGAAGCGAGTCAAAACAGGCGGCAAGTGCCGTTTATAAAGCTTTGAGTCAGCGAGATGTTGATGCAACGCATAATGCGATTGACGCAATAAAAGAATTAACCTCAATAATTAAAGGAGTCTAGTATGACTGAAGAAGTCAAAAACGCTGTTGAGGACATGGCTAAAGCCTTTGAAGAGTTCAAGGCAACCAATGACCAAAGACTTGAAGCGTTAGAAAAGAAAGGTTCAGTTGACCCATTAGTTACCGATAAAATCAAAAAGATTGAGGAAACTATGGATGGTCAAGAAGACCTAAACCAAGAGATTACTTTGCAAAAGCAAAGCCTAAATCAAATCCATGAAAAAATGGACAACATTGAAACCATGCTAAAGCGTCCAGATGTAGGTCTTGAGGCAAAGCAGGTAGATGCTTCCCTAAAAGCATTTGACTCTTACCTCAGAAAAGGTGAGGCACATATGGGTGCAGAGGAAATCAAAGCTCTAACTGTAAGCAATGATGCAGGTGCAGGATATTTAGCACCAAACGAGTATATCAATGAGCTAATTAAAACACTGACTGAAATCTCGCCAATGCGTCAGATTGCTAGAATCAGAACTACAGATGCTAAAGCAATTGAAATACCTAGCAGAACAGCAACCTTTTCCGCATCATTTGTGGGCGAAGTTGGTACAAGGTCAGAGACGGAAGGCTATACAACTAAGCTAGAGCAAATTCCTCTACATGAATTATATGCAAGAGTGGACATTTCACAGCAAATGCTAGAAGATTCGTCAACAAACCTTGAGGCTGAAATGCAGACAGAATTTGCAAATCAGCTAGCGAAGGCAGAAGGCAATGCCTTTGTGGTTGGTGACATGGTGCAAAAGCCAGAGGGTTTTATTACAAACTCTAGTGTCGGCACAACCAAAACAGGTCATGCAAGCACTCTACAAGCAGATGGTTTGATTGATCTGGTTCATGCAATCAAAAGCCCTTACGCAACAAATGCAACATTTGTGTTCAACAGGAATACACTTGCTGAGATACGTCAACTTAAAGACTCAGCAGGTCAATATGTGTTCCAAGCAGGTATGATGCTTCAAGCAGGTGTTCCCAATACTATTCTAGGACACCCATATGTTGAAATGCCTGATATGGCAGATGTAGGTGCAGGAAATAAGCCTGTAGCGTTTGGTGATTTTGCACAAGCGTACACCATTGTTGATAGAGTAAATCTGAGCATATTGCGTGACCCATTCAGTTCTGCGGCTACAGGCACAGTACGATACTATGCCCGAAAGCGTGTGGGTGGTCAGGTTGTATTACCAGAAGCTATCAGAATCCAAAACGTATCAGCTTAAAGGAGGTATAGTATATGTTTGATTTAGCAAATAATATCGCAATAGCTCTTTCATATAAGGGTACAACAACAACTGCGGCGGCAAATGGCACAGGAGTTGATTTACAGGGTTATGAGAGTGCGGCTTTAGGGATTATCACAGGTGCAGAGGGCGATACATTATCTGGCTCTGTATTCTTTGAAATAAGTCTTGAGCATAGTGATGACGATTCAACTTACACAGATGTCGCTCAAGCAGATATCACAAATGGCACGATTGCCTCTGGTGGTATTTGGTTGAAGATGGATGGAACAGCAGGGGGTGACCCTGACTCCGCAGGTCTGGTGTCTTTAGTTGGATATGTTGGCGGCAAAAGATATATTAGAGGAGTGATTGAAAAAACTGGAACACATTCAAATGGAACAATTCTATCCATGTTTGTGATCAAAGGTAATGCAATTCATTCTTCATCAAATGATATAACTGCACACAACGCTTAATAAAATTACCCCCTGACAGTTAAGTTGGGGGGTGATAACTCCTGGGATTTATGTAATAAAAACAAGGACTTAGATAATGTCGGTAAAAATAATAGTGCCAGTGAAAGTTGCTACAAATCCTCAAGGCATTGGGAAAAGCAAACAGTATCACGTTGGTGATGAACTTCCCACAGAAGAAACTTGGCAAAAAGAATTAGCACAACAACTCATTGATGCAGGCATGGCACAAGAAACAAAAGTTGTTGCACCAACAGAGGTAAAGAAAGCCAAAAAGAAAAAAGGCTAACAGATGGCAAGAGGTCTAACCACAGCCCTTAATAATCAATTTATAGCGGCAAACCTCAAGCCTTTTTTAGCTGTAAGTTTAGATTTCGAAGGTGACCCAGTTAATGCTTGGGTAGGAACAGGCACAATAACTTTTGGCGGTGTAGATTACTTTGGTTTAGGTAATTTGATTGGTGTGTCACCTATAGAAGAAACACAAGAAATAAAAGCGACAACCTGCAATGTGTCGATGTCAGGTATTCCGTCTGATCTAATTAGTGCGGCTCTCAACAATAATTATCAGGGAAGATCAGGTAACGTATATCTTGGTGCTTTAGATTCAAGCAGAGCTGTGGTTGCTGACCCTTATATTATTTTCGGTGGGCAGATGGATGTGCTTACAATACAGGAAAATCAAGATGCTCACATAATTAACGTACAGCTCGAAAGTAGGCTCATAGCGTTAGAAAGAGCAAAGACTAGAAAATATACAAAAGAAGATCAGCAAATAGATTTCCCTGATGATTTGGGTTTCAACAATCTTGCAAAACTCAGAGACAAAAAGATTGAGTGGGGTGGGGGTAAGTCGTAATGGGTTTGAATTTTGGTAAATTCAAAAGATGGGTGGAACGTACAGCCAG